TCGCTATCCATGGTATCAATCCTAAGACCGGTGCGGCTGCGCAGACCGTCAGCGAATACATTACCCGTAACGGCAATGGCGTAAGTGTCGTCACAGCTGACGCTACCGATGTCTATAAAGACCTTGAAGGTGCTGCTGCTAAATTGCAGGGTGCTGGCTACTCCGCAACTGGTATCGCTATCGACCCAGTTTACGCAGGTATTTTGGCACGCGCTCGCAAGTCCAATGGTGACAAATACTTCCCAGGCATGGGCTTAGGTTTCAATGTCACCGAGCTTGAAGGTATCCGCGCCGCCGTAAGCAACACTGTATCTGGCTCCCAGGAGCTCCCAGGCGCTATCGCCACTGGCGTTGGCGCTATTATGGCAGACTGGGATGCGTTTAAGTGGGGCATCGCAGCAAACGTACCACTTGAGTTCATCGAATACGGTGACCCAGATGGCGCAGGCGATCTCAAGCGCAACAACCAGATTGCTATCCGCGCTGAGGTTATCTTTGGCTACGGTATTCTCGATCCAAAGGCATTCGCTATCATCAAACAAGCTCAGGTTTCGGCCTAGTACGTGGCTTTATAAGCTATTACTTGTCAGGAAGAAAGAATCCCCCACTCCGGGGGTTCTTTTTTATATCTGACATTCCGACAATAATCTTGTATTTAGGAGATATATGGCAAGCCCAAACCAACGTAGCTATATCAAAGACCTAGCGGTACTGAAACTCAAAGAGTTCAAAGAGTTCAAAGAGATGCTTTATGCGAATGGTATTGTTTCACCAGATTCCGAGACAGTTAAGAATGCGCTAAGTGTTGATGCTATTCTAGACGCCACTACCGACTTACAGGCATCGAAGATTATCGACGCCCTACTAGCTAAACAGGAGCCAGCACGAGTCAAGACATACTCACGGAAACGCTCAGAAGAGGTAATGCGTCTATTGGATGAGATTAAAGCTACAGCAGATGATTGGAGTTATGATGGACTACAGTAAACTTGCAGGAACCGTAGACAAGAAACTTGAACGTGCCGTAGAGCTCATTCTGAACACTGAGGTTGATCCAGAAACTCGCAGGTTGAATCTCGAGATATTACTCCGAGAGACTGGCTCTAAAATATACCAGAACATTTACGCCATGAATGCCTATGACATGGAGATAGATTACACCGAGGGCGTGGGTATCAATGACCATTACTATGGCATGGCTAAGAATCTATCCGACTCCATATCTCTAGGCGGGAAAGAGGAAGTCCAGGCACAGCTCCAGCTGTGGCTTAGAGACCAAATTCTTAAAGCTCAATATGACGCTTTCGTAACAGCCTACGAGAGCGGAAAGTATCGTGTGGTCACTCGTACCGAGCCAGGTGGAGTGAGTAGAAAAACGCACCACTACGAACCACCTTGCGAATGGTGCAAGGAGCACACTGGTACATTTATTGAGCCAAGCCCAGAAGTGTTTGCCCAACATGACCACTGTCATGGTGTCATTAAGACCTCTGGCTGGAAATCCCACAATGGAACTCTGACTGGGAAAGGCTGGAAGAAATTAAAATAGGAGGAATCTTATGGCTGAGAAAGTAGCTAAGAAAACCGAAGATGTTAAGAAGCCTACCGTCGAGAAGAAGGTAGAGAAACCAGTCAAGAAGAAAGCTGTCGTTAAATGCGTTTTATCATTCTATGACATCAAGGCTGGTTTAACACGCTATGTTGGCGACCAATGGGAGGTAGACTCCGAGCGTCTAGATGAGCTCAAGACGGCTCAGAAGGCTCAAGGTATCACTTTAGTAGAGGTGTTATAATCAAATTAAAGTTAAGCACGCAACAGCGCGGTCAAGTCTGGTGACAGAGGGAAAACAAAATGCCAGACGATTTTACTAATACAGTCAATAATCTCGCAAATGAACTCTTACAGAAACTCCAATCTCTAGCATGGTCGGCAGGGGTCAAGTATGAGTATTACAACGCCACTCAGAAAGTGGTGGACTTGGGCATATCCGTGCCTAAGAAGTTTAAGAATATGAAACCAGGCGTGGGCTGGGCTAGTCGCGCCGTTAATACTATCGCCGACCGCCTGAACTTTGACGGGTTCGCTAACGATGGCTTCGGCATCAACGACCTATTCGATGACACCGGGGCGATTGCGGTACTCAACAAAGCCAAGACTGACGCGCTTATTGCTGGATGTTCTTTTGTGGCAACTATGCCTACAGATGGCGGCTCAGTGAAGCTTCTCCCATTCACGGCTACCGAGGCCACCGGCACTATCGACCAACGTACCGGTCTACTCGACACTGGTATAGCCGTTGTCAGGTGGTACCCATACGAAGATAACATCTACACGGGCTTTTGGCGCGATTGGAGCAAGATCGGTTTAGTACCAGCTGACTATATCTTGTTCGCGAAGGACTTTACCGCCTATTTTGAGAATCGACAGTTAGTGAGGGTTGTAGAAAACCCAACGGGCCGTCCGTTGCTCCATGCTCTCACTCATCGTCAATCGGCTGACCGCCCATTTGGAAAGAGCCGTATCTCTAACACGGTTCGTAGAATCGTGGACGAAGTTGGCCGCCTAAAGATTCGATACGAGATAGCCGCAGAGTTCTACTCCACTCCACAGAGGTACATTACGAACTTAGCCGATGGAACTATGGATAATGCTAACTTAGAATCGGCTATCGGCAAGGTCTGGGCTATCACTAAAGATGAAGATGGCGAGAAACCAGATATCGGTCAGCTCGCACAGATGTCTATCAATCAGTTCAGTGACCAAAAGAAAGACTTAGCACGTGACTTTTGTGCCGAGACTGCGCTCACACTTCGCAACCTTGGCTACGAGACGGCTAACCCGACGAGCGCCGAGAGTCTTTCAGCTATGTCAGATGATCTACTCCTAGAAGCCCAAGAGAGCCAACAGGAATTAGGCAGAGAGTTCAAGGAGATTGCCATTTCTATGCGTATGGTATTAGACGGAAATGCGGCCATCCCTAGTCGTCTGAAAGAGATTGAGCCAACATGGAGACCACTATTCCAGATTGATGTTGGGTCGGCTGGCGATGCCGCTTACAAGCTCGTACAGGCTATGCCAGAGTTGGCTGGAACCACTACCCTATATCGTATGCTTGGCATGAATATCCGGGAGGCCGAAGAGCTTGCCAGCCAGACAGCACAAAGGAGACCATCCACATTCATGGCTATTGGAGAAGGGGGCGAGCAGTGAGCGAGGGCATCATAGTAGCAATTATCTCAGCTATCGCCACTATAGGTTCGGTAGCGATAAGTGCCATTATCCAATACCGTTTTGCTATCCGAAACGCCGCTAAGTCAGACATACTTCAGATGATTATCGAAGACCATCAGGCAGTCCAAGAAGGGCACTTGCCATCTAACTACCAGAACATTCTTGCGGCTTACGACCGCTACCATAAGGCTGGAGGAGACGAGTTTATCACGGACAAGAAAGAAGAGTACAAGAAATGGTACAAGCATATAGAAGGAGAGAACCATGGAAAACAACTATGCAACAGTAGATGATTTATCCACGTACTGGCGTCCTATCTTAGAGAGCGAGACGGATCGAGCGAACTTTTTATTAGCGCTCGCAAGCTCAAGACTAAGAGTATTCGCTTCGGATGTGGGGGTAGACTTCGATGGCAGGGTTAAATACGACGATGATTATGCCCAGACTGCTAAATGGGTAGTTATGGAGGCGGTCAAGCGTGCATTGGCTACGCCAACGGATGTACCGCCAGTAGAGAATTACTCTCAGACGGCTGGGCCATACAGCGAGAATTACCGCTTCACTAACCCATCAGGTGATTTGTGGTTCAAGAAAACCGAGCTTAAGGCGCTTGGCTTAGCAGGAGTACAGACAGCTGGCTCAATAACACCAAAGACAAGGAGAAATATCTATGGCGAATAAGATATACAACGTAAACGGGGGCAAGCACTCGGCGGCGGCCTATGCGGCTTTTGAGAGATCGCTCTATGGATCATGTGTGGCTACGAGCTCAGATTACACTGCGACAGCTGGCACGGGCATGAAGGTCAACCTGTCCATGGGTAACGGTCTTATAGACTCTGGCTCAGGCTATGCCTATCGTATCGGCTCAGATGCGATGAACACGATTAACATCGCCACATCATCGTCGAGCGCCAGAATCGACTCAATAGTGGCTTATGTCGACACGGGAGTTGCGCCGTCCACATCGGTCTTAGACAATTCCAATGATATGTTGAAATTTGTAGCCGTTACGGGCACCCCATCAGCTACACCTGCCGCCCCTAGCTCAGCTACCATCCAATCGGCAATCGGAGCAGGTAACCCATATATGGTGCTCTGGGATGTAACAATCCCGGCCAACGCTACCGCCCTTACGAATGCGACCTTTACTGATAGGCGAACTATCGCAAACGCAGTAGACGGTGCGAATATTAAAGATGGCTCTATCGAAACAGACAAGATAGATTGGGCTAATCTCTCAGGCGAAGACTTAGGTGCTGTAACGACATCATCTCGCCTAGACATTGGCAAATGGCATTTCTTCTACACAGCCTTCACCAACACCTCATCGGGCTGGCAGAATAAGACTCTCACAGTTCCATCAGATTTCGGTGGGCACATCGTAGACGTCCATATCTCAGCCACATTCGGCAACTCTGGCAACAACTACGGATGCACATGGTTCAACCAAACATCCAATAGTGTCCAGGTTCGCTTCAACCAGGGCACGGCTGGAAGCAATGGCTGGTTCGCACTTATCATCGCCATATTCTAGAATTGGTTTAAAACTTGAAGATGGGTTCACACCCATCTTTTTGTCTAAAACAGCTCTGAGAGCCTCCTAGAGGGCTTATACAGCATTTCTGACAATGAGCTCCAGACAATGTATTGTCGTATCAGAACCGAGCAGGGAACTGTTGGGTTATTACCCATAATGGGAGAATTACAAAACATGGATGCATCAAATGTATCTTTTGGTAAGGGTAAGGCTTCTGGTGCCGTTTGGGTTGCACCGGCTGGAACCACTTTGCCAACTGATGGCACTACGGCTCTGGATGCCGCTTTCGTGAATATGGGCTACATCTCAGAGGATGGTTACGTCCAGTCAACCGAAACTGACACTGCCGATGTCAAAGACTGGAATGGCCGTACTGTTCTTGAGGAACAGTCGAGCTACAAAGAAACCCACACCGTCAACTTTATCGAGACCAAGCTCGAAAACTTGAAGGTCATCTACGGTGATGGTAATGTTACTGAAGCTAACAACATGATTACCGTAAAGTCCACAGGTGCCGCACTTGAGGAACACGTTGTAGTCATCGAGATTGCTCTTACTGGCGGTCGCGTCCAACGCACTGTCATCCCTAAAGCTAAGATTGTGGATCGTGGTGGAGACATCACCTATAGTGCAACTGAGGCTATCAAACGCCCAGCTATCTTTAGCGCCTCTCCAAACGCTGCTGGAGATTACCATATCGATTACATCTCGACTGTAGCCGTCTCAGCTTAGTCCAAATGACCACTCTACGGAGTGGTTTTTTTGGTGCCAAAATCTGACTCTTAGTGGTCATCATGTTAGATATGGTTGTATGACAGGAGGAACACAAATGGGAAAGAATCTTAAAACAGTGGAGTTCGATGGATTCAAATTCGAGTTCGACTCGGACTGTATTGACGATATGGAGTTCTTAGAGCTAACCGATGAGGTCGAGAATAAGGGGGATATTACCAAGTATCCAGCTCTCGTAAAGCTCCTACTTGGCGATGAAACATACAAGAAAGCATCTGAGTATTTCAAAGACAAATACGGTAAGTTTAGTGCCACGAAATGTGGTGAGTTGTTCCAGAAGACCATCAAAGTAGTCGACCCAAAAGAATAGCCCTGCTTAAAGCACGCAGGGATTACCCAGACCAACTAGAGGCCGACTTCCATCAGTATTACCACCTAGACATCTACGAGACGCGACCAAGTAAAGCGGCACGCCTACTTTTTCAGCTCCCAAGAGAGAGCAGAATGTCCAGAGCCATGGAGCCAAGCAACGAGTGGGGGTGGAGCGAGTTCTTAATGAACAAGACTAATCACCTGCTAGATGTTCTTATATGGTCGAGGACAAAGGATGCTTTGAAAGAAAACCCACTGAACTACCCTAAGCCGTTCATCCCACCATTCATGGAAAAGAAATCGTCTGACCGTGTAGCCATGCCTATAGAGGACTTAAAGTCTTATCTGACAAAACCACGTGTTTAGCAGATAAGTAAAGTAATGGCACGAGATGTGGTAATTATTGATATTTCAGCCGGTGAAACCGTGCTAGTCGATTGGTCGATGGATATGTGCGAGAAAAGCTGTAACGCCATCGTAGACAGAATTGGGAACATTGACCCTACTATGCGTACATCTCGTGGTTCAGTCGAATCTAATGGCGGCAAGGTTGAGGTGACGAGAGGCCGTCGAGCACGTTCGCCTAAAGGGCATCGTATTGCTTACAGGATTAGGGCGAGCAAGTTCGGGAGAGATGACGCCGACATGGTCAAGCTGATTAAGAGGGCCAAGGATGCCGGAAAAGTCTAAATGTTATACTAAAGTAAAGAAAACATACGCCACAGAGCGGTCAATCTGGTCAAGAGGAGAAACCGTTCAATGGCAGTAAACTTAGGAACAGCATATATCCGCATAGCACCACGGCTCGATGGTGTGTCTAATAGTATTAAGAGCGCATTACTTGGGGGAGCTTCTAGTGCAAATGGTGGGATTGGTTCGCTTCTCTCTGGATCAGTGGGGCAAGTAGCTATTGGCACCGCACTTGGCGGGGCACTTCTTTCTGGG